TCCTGATATGCCAACTTTTAGCGGTGAATCTGGTTTAGATCCGCAAAGTAATTATTCATTTAGTGGTGTTCAAAATGTTAGCCGTTCGGGTGTTCCCGTAAATTTAATTTTTGGGGAAATCTTTACTGGTTCCGTTATTGTTAGCGCTGGTATTGATACTGTTCAAGTTAAAGGAACTGCCTAATGGTACTTTTCAATCGAACGATTTTGTCTGCAATGGGTCTAATAAATGACCCAACGTTACCGAAAGATGTACTTGGTTCAAAGCAATTTGCAACTTTTGTTGAAGTATTAGGCGAGGGAGAAATTGAAGGCTTTCCAAGTGCGGCGGCTTACACAAAGGGAACAAATAATTATAATTTAGCGGCGTTAAAAGATGTTTATTTAAATAAAACTCAAATCCTTAAATCTTCGGCTAATGTAACCAACCTACAAGATACAGATTATAACTTTAGAGATGTAGAGTTTACACCGCGTTTTGGCACATCTAACCAAACATATATAGGCGGAATAAATAATATTGAAACTGAATATAGCGTTGGTGCTAATGTAACTTATTCCTCTTCTGTTTCAAGGACTTTAACAAGCGGAATTGATGCTGTTAGGGTGACTATTGGCGTTCCTAGATTACAGCAGTTTAATGATGATGGTACTATTTCAGGATTAACTACTTATGTAACAATTCAAATCACAGATAATAACGGAACAGTCACAACGCCAATTAGTGATAATGCAATTAGCGGTAGAACATCAAGCGCATATTTCAAAGATTATCTAATAAGTTTTAATGATAGTTCCCTTGTTCACCCTTTAACGGTCACAGTAAAAAGAACAGCCGCAGATAACACTGACCCTAAAAAACATGATGCTTTTAATTGGTCTTCTTATACAGAAATTTTATTTGAACAAAGAGCTTATGCAAATACGGCACATGTTGCTTTACGGTTTGACGCCGAGCAATTCCCACAAACTCCAAACCGTTCATATCGTGTTCGTGGATTAAAGATCCCAATACCCTCAAATGGGACAGTTGATTCAACAACGGGTGCAATTAGTTATTCGGGAAGCTGGAATGGATCATTTAAAACTGACCCTGAATGGACAACAGACCCCGCCTGGATACTTCATGAATTGTTAGTTAATACTCGTTGGGGTTGTGGCGCTCATATCTCAGCTAGTCAACTTTCTAAATATGACTTTTATGCTGTTTCCCAATATTGCGGCGCAAGTGTTGACGATGGCAATGGAGGAACGGAGCCAAGGTTTGCAGTTAATGGAGTCGTTCAGCAACAAGTAGACGCATACCGATTAATAAATGATCTCGCAAGTGTTTGTCGTTGTATGCCCTTTTGGAGTGCGGGCGCCTTAACGATTTCACAAGATGCACCAAAAGACGCAAGTTATTTATTCACCCTTGCCAACGTGGGAGAAGGTGGCTTTACCTATTCAGGTTCATCTTTAAAAACTCGTCATACCGTTGTTAATTGCGGCTATTTCGACATGGAAACGCAAGAAATAGATTATGAGGAAGTAGTTGATAGTACTGCTAAAACAAAATATGGCGCAGTTGTTAAACAGGTAAAAAGCCTTTTTTGTACTTCACGAAATCAGGCGGCGCGTTTAGGTCGTTGGCTTCTTTACACAGAACAATATGAAGGCAGTGAAATTGTTACTTTTTCAATTGGATTATCAGCAGGTGTCTTAATCAGACCCGGCGCAATTATAGAGATCAGTGATCCTGTCAGGGCTGGAGTGCGGCGCGGTGGCCTAATAAAGTCAGCTACTACAACAGTTATAACCGTAGATAACACTGATCAAACAGATTTACCAACAACAAATAACCCAACGCTTTCTGTTGTTCTTTCTGATGGTTCAGTTGAAACAAAAACAGTTAGTGGAATCGTAGGCGCAGCAATTACGGTTAGTTCTGCTTTTAGTTCCGCGCCAAATAGTAATTCCGTTTGGATCTTGCAAAACGACACAGTACAAACAACCCAATGGCGCGTTTTATCAATTACAGAAGAGGAAGGCGTTGGCTATTTAATAGCGGCTTTACCTTATAACTCTGGAAAGTATGCCTATGTAGAAGATGGTTCAGAACTTCCGACAAGAAACACAAGTGTTTTAAATACGCCCCCCGATGCTCCTGGTGCTTTATCTGCAACAGAGCAATTTTATGAAGAAAATAATCAAGCAAAAGTAAAAATTATTGTTAGTTGGCAATCAGTACCTAGAGCGAGTAGCTATCGGGTGCAATGGAGAAAAGGAAGTGATAATTTTGTTTCTTCTGATGTTTTTTCTAGACCTGATTATGAAATCCTTGATGCAACGGCGGGTGATTATGAAGTAAGGGTATTTTCAATTAATGGTGTTGGAACACCCTCTAGTGTTCCCAGTGAGTTGAATTATACAGCCGTAGGAAAAACAGCAGTACCGAGCGCACCAACTAATCTTTTCTTTGAAGCAATAAACGCAAATACCGGACGGCTGACATGGGATCAATCAACCGACCTTGATGTGAAATTAGGCGGTCGTTGTGTGTTCAGGCATTCCAATAAAACCGATGGATCAGCAACATTTTCTAATGCTGTAACGCTTATTGCTGCAAAAGCTGGAAGCCAAACAGAAGCAACAATACCAATGGTAGAAGGTGAGATATTTTTAGCCTTTGAGGACTCAGGCGGAAGAATATCGAGCGCTACTTCAATTGTGATTGATCTTCCTGATCCTATTGGTGCCTTGGCTGTTCAAACAAGAAGAGAAGACGGCGACACGCCACCATTTCAAGGCACTAATTCTGATACCTATTACGAGGAAGATTTAGACGCTTTAACACTTCAAGGAACGGCGCTTTTTGACACTGTTGCAGATGTTGACGCAATGGCTGATTTTGATATTTCAACAGGCGTTGATACTGAGGGAACATATACCTTTGCAAACAAACTTGATTTAGGCGCTAAATTCTCACTTGATTTAAAACGTCATTTCGTTACGAGGGGATATTTACCTGCTGATGATTTTGACGCGGTGGCAGATGTTGACGCTATAAACGACTGGGACGGCGGGGCAATATTAAATGTAGATGCAAGATTATATTTAAGATCAACTGATGATGATCCGGCTTCCGGCGGTGCTACGTGGTCAGGTTGGAAAGAGTTTATTAATGGAACTTTTACAGGCCGAGGCTTTGATTTTAAAACGATACTTACAAGTACAAATACAGATGAAAATATTCTTGTTGATGAATTGGGTTATACGGCCACACTTCAAAGAAGACAGGAACAAAGCACCGGGGCGGTTGCATCTGGGGCAGGTAGTAAGACAATCAATTTCTCTAAAAACTTCTTTACAGGAACAGGTAGTTTAGGAGGAACGAACGCTTACTTACCTTCGATTGGTATTAATGCGATGAATCTTGCAAGCGGTGATTACATTGAAATGGGAACAGTAACAGGTAGTTCTTTTGTAGTGACCTTTAAAAATTCAAGCAATGCCGCAGTTGATAGAAATTTCACATGGTCGGCGGTAGGTTACGGCAAAACAGTATAGAATAATGCTAACGCTACGTATGAGTTAGAGAAATGGCGACGCATGATTATGTAATTGCCAACGGCACAGGCTCGGCAGTCAGATCAGATATTAATAATGTACTTGCGGCTATTGTTTCTGCTAATTCAAGTAGTACTGAACCTTCGACAAAATATGCGTATCAATTGTGGGCTGATACGAATACTGGATATTTAAAAATAAGGAATGCGGCTAATAATGCTTGGATTCAATTGTTCAAACTTGATGCAACTTTAAGTGATATTCCAATTGAGGGAACTGTTGTTAAATCAACTGGTGAATCAGGCGGGACGAAATTTTTAAGAGAAGACGGCGACAATACCTGTTCATGGCAAACCCCCGCACTGGGGTACGGTTTTAAAAATTTGGTGATTAACGGTGCGATGCAGGTTGCTCAAAGAGCAACTCAAGCAACATCTACTGGTTATAACAGTATTGATAGATTTGCTTTTTACCATTTAAATGTAGACGAAGCACCTACTTATGCACAAGTTGATGTAGCAAGTGGTACAACTCCTTATGAATTAGGTTTCAGGAAATGCCTAAGAGTAATGAATGGGAACCAAACAAGTGGAGCAGGAACGGCTGATAATATTACTGTTGATTATCGTTTTGAATCTCAAGATATAGCTAATTCAGGTTGGGATTATACGTCAGCTTCTAGTTATATAACCTTATCGTTTTGGGTAAAATCAAGTGTTGCACAAGATTTTAAATTACAATTAAAAACAGAAGATGGAACAGAGAAAGCTTACCCAATGTCAACAGGAGCTTTATCTGCTAACACTTGGACAAAAATAACTAAAACTATTCCTGGTCATGCTGATTTGCAATTTGATAATAATAATGCAAAAGGTTTTAATATTCATTGGTTCGCCTTTCTTGGGACAGACTCAACAGCTAGTGTGACAGATAATGCTTGGATGAATTATAGCGGAAGCTCAAAAGCCAATGATTGTACTAGCACTTGGTATACAACTAATGATGCGACATTGGATATTACAGGCGTTCAGTTAGAAGTAGGAGATACAGCCACTGACTTTGAACATAGATCGTATGGTAATGAATTAGCTAGGTGTCAGAGGTATTATTATAGAGATCAATCAAACAGAGAATTAAATTTAAGTAGAGATGGTGGTAGAAGAACTTTAAGTGTTTATTATCCAGTAACTTTAAGAGACGCACCAACAGTAACTATTACCACAAAGAACGATGATGGAGGGGCTACAATAGGTAGTAGTGATGCAACCAAGTTTGGGCATAAATTTAGTCAAGCTACTTCTAATGCCTCTACAGGAGCACCTAATGTCACAGACTTCAACGTCTCAGCGGAGCTTTAAGTATGTATAAAAAACTCAAAAACGATCTTACTAATACTGATTTTACAAATCAGATTTTAAGGAAAGCTGATAATGCTACTATTCCATTTTCAACAGGAAACACAGACTACCAAGAGTACCTAGAATGGGTAGCAGCAGGTAACACAGCCGACCCTGCGGATTAGTGAACTTGTCTAGCTAGGTCTATTTGTTGTTGACTTTGTTGTTTAACTAATATTCCTGTCATTAGATACGCAGGTAATAAGGCAATAGTTGTAAGGCTGACAACTAATATCATGATTGGCGCGGCCTTAAGTATGGCTTCTTTCCATATATCGTCAAACATGTTTTTATTTAGATTTTAGTTTAATATCGAGGCGTAGCAACACTTAAAAAAATGGTTAGAAAGATTCTTGATGGTTTAGCCGTTGCTTCTTTTGTCTTAACCGCTGGAATAATTGGCGGTGGTTTCTTTGGTTATAAATATGTGACCAGCCCACAAGGACAAGCAAAAATAAAAAATGCAATTATGGGTGATATTAAAAAAGCTTTACCTAGTGCTATTGGTCATGCAATGCCAAAGGCAACAGGTGACGCAATCCCTCAATTTAATGCACCTACAAGAATAGGTCTTTAATGTTGTTCCCTATAGTTTCTTGCTTGATTGCTATCTTGATCTATGGCGCTTGTATGTATGCAATGTATAAACATTTCATGGATAAAATTTAATAATGGAAGTACCAGAGATACCCGAAATTAATATTCCTTTCCCTGAAGTTTATATACCCGAAGTAACCCCGCCCCCAATCCTTAGCATTGCTGTTCCCGGTTGTACTTACACCCATAGAGACATAGGAAATACAGGCAACATAAATTTATTGTTGGATGATCCTAGAGGCGTAACTTATAGCGCTCCCTGTGGTCAATATCCAAGTTTTATACCAATGAATTATGAACCTGATCAATTACTAATAGTTGAACAATCCCCCGTTAATTCTCAAGAACCACAGTTCCCAAAGGTTTCAACTAATGAGACTCCGACAGTTCCTAAGAAGAAAGATGAGCAAACTTTTAAACCTTGTCCTGGGCCAAATGATCAAAGAGTAGGCGATTATAGAAACGAAAAAAAACTAGAAAGGGTTTTAACTCACAAAAGAAATTTAGAGGGTGAATGTGAAACCATTTATGAGCCTGTAGCTTTTATTGAACAATATCTGCCCACGCCAGCGACTGCGGTGAGTACGGCTGCAATTGCATTAATCGCGGCATCATCCCCACTATTGCTAAATATAATTAAACCTGCTGTAAAAAATATATTTAAAAAACTTACTGCGAAGAAGAAGAAAGAGGAGTGATTTCGTGGTTATGGGGTAACACTTGGTTAGGTGGAATAGTAACTTTAATTCCTTCACAACTAACTGCATACTGACCAACAAATACAGCGCCTAATTTTGCTTGTTCGGCACATATTTTTAATCTTTTTAGTTCAATCTCAAGCTTAGTATTTGTAATTAATAATTGTTGTGCTTTTATATTTGTCCTAACTGCTGTATGGCATAAATCAACACCTTTACCCAATGGAATATTAAATTGGATCGCACCGCCAAAATTCAAATTATGAGAATCTTTTTCAAATCTAGGAAGCTCTGACCAGTATTTAACGGCTCCTGTATCTTCATTGTAAACTGGACTGCGCGTCGTATCTACTCTAGGTAAGGCGTAAGAATGTGTTTTTGAAATGAAGGGGCTGATAGTGAGGCTAGGAGATACACATTGTATGCCTTGCGAATACCTGGAAGTTGGCCACATACCTGGGGTAATCATTGTGGCATTGTTATTAACGACCCCCTGACTGGTACTTTGTGGACTGCTGACCGTCGTATTAGATAAAGCGATCTGAGGGATATTTAATAATAAAAATAGACCTACATTCCAAATACACTTTCTGATTGGCTTTGAGTAGAAGTTTGAATTTGTCTTTGTATTATCGTGATCGTATCTAACCCCGGATTTTTTACCGAAGTTACCAAAGAAAAAGGTTGAGCCTCGTTTACTAATTGAAACTGTGGAACGGCTTCTAGTGATGGTGTAACCCAATTATAATTCACTCCATTTGCTGTTTGAGTTTCGGTAAGTTGTAAGCTTGGATTAATTGCTGATCCTGTAATAGGTTTAACATTGTGACCTGTTGCAGTATAGGAAAAACCAGAAAATTGGTAACTTGTAATCGTCTCATTAATTAAGGTCTCGCTGCTGCTTGAGGTTGAGAGCGTTCCTGATCTGAATTGCGGGACCACGGGTTGAGCATAACTTTTTATAGGAAAAAATATTAAATTGCATAATGGTAATAAATATAAAATAGTACGCATAATGCGACTACTAAAATTATTCCTAAAATGGTAAATATCATTAGTCAATTGTTATCGACATTGTTGTTGAAGCTGTGCAACCTGAACCACTGCCAAAAGCACCTGAGCAGGTATGGACCCCACTAGACAAAGACGTAATCACCCCATTTCCTAAAATTCCCCCACTTCCTACCGTGGTAGTTCCTGATAAATGTGGAAGGCTAGCAATACCTGAACTTGGAGCTACAGCACTAGGCGTAGCATCGCCATATAAAATTGACTCTGTTTTTTGAAATGCGCTGCCTGCTGTTGTAACTGAGGTGTCTGTATTTACTAAGGCTGGAACGCCATTGGTCAGACTGCCAAGGTTCAATCCTCCGACTCGCCCACTAACTGCGGAGCCATCAACGGTTACTGATGGGGTCAAATTTGTGCCCGAAATAGAGTGTGATGTGGGGCCGCGAACTGTTTGGCTGTACGGCATATTCACTGAAATGCTTGCAGCGGTTACAAATTTTGATGTGATGTCGGCTTTAGCTTGTAAAGGTGCAAAAGCTAAAAGCAATAGAGGAAGTAATTTTTTCATTAGATTAATTTTCCATCAGGGCCAATTTCTTTACCTGTTATTGGATCAGTTTTAACTACTTCGGCACCTTGAATTTGAATTGGCGTTAATACTCGAATTGTTTGATAGTTCCCGCCTGAGCTTTCAATATCAGCGTCTTTTCCTTTTTTCTTGCCGTTGCCTTTCTGGTTGGCATCGATCCCAAAAGTAGTCAATGTTGAGACAAAGATCGAAGCTATGAAGGTCGGATCCATATCCTGTTTAGGCAGGATACTTTCAGGCAAATCAACATACGCCAATGTGAGCAGAAATCCCGACCACCCAAGGACTACCAACCTCGTAATCATTGAGATAAAAGAAACCTGCTCTTCCTTATCGTCAAGACCTGCCTTGATTCTTCCTAGTAATCCTTTTTTCTTTTCTGGTGGTGTTTCGGTCATATGCCGCCATAGTAAAGAATGATTAACATTACATTAGCTTCTTAAAATGTCTTTTGACTGAGATTGGCGCAGCCATTGTGTCTGGTGCTTTTGTTTACCTAGCTATGCAAGCCAAGAAAAACTCAGAGTTAAAGGTTGAAATCTTTACGCGCTTAAATCGCCTAGAGCAAACAACCGCAAGACTAGAAG